TATAGGCACTTTGCTGACAATGCATTCTTATCAGGCTTAGTTAAGAATTACAGATTCCATAACAAGCCTAACATAACACTTAAAGGGGGCACAGTTTTGCGTAGAGCTCCGGTAGCTGCATCTAACCAAGGGCAAGCTATACGAGGCCAGCACCCTACCTTCTTAATTGTGGATGAGAGTCCACTAATCAATGATAAACTGTTCATTGACAATGTAGAGCCCTGTATTGTGGCTAACAAGGCACCTTTTATTAACTTAGGTACCCCGAAAAGTAAAGAAAACCATATGTGGCGCTATTTGTATGATGACGCTTATGCAGATACATACACCAGATTAGTGTACACGTGGAGAGATGCGGTAAAGGCTGGTAGAGCCTATACGCCCCCATATACAGAATCAGAAATGCTTGATAAGATGATGGAATGGGGTGAAGATTCAATATATTGGAGAACAGAATATGAGTGCGAGTTCGTCGAGTCGGTCTCAAACATCTTCAATCCAGAAGCTATCAAAGCATGTAGACAAAGAGGAACCTCTTTCGCAGAGCGAGGAAAGGTTTATCCGAATTGTACTGTGGCCGTGGACATTGGTAAGTCCGTTAATAGCACTGTTATTAGCGTTTGGGCCGTCGAGAAAGCAACAGAGGGAAATATTGCAAGGCTTATATCCTTGGAAGAAATCAATCCAAGAAGTGGCGGACACGACATTCCATATCAACGTCAGCGTATCACTGACACTGCTTCAGATTTTGGTGCTGAGCGTATTATTATTGACGCTACTGGAATTGGTGGTGCGATTGAGCAAGACATAAGAAAAACCTGCTATGAGGATGGAAGACATTTTATACCTTTCGTTTTTACTGGTGGACCAAAGGGTACTAAAACCCAAGCATATAGAGATTATGTATCTTTTATACAACAAGGTATAGTAAAAATACCACATCCTAAAGATTTAGAACCAAATGATGCTAAATTAGTAAATAAATGGATAAGAGAACACTGTGAATTAGAATATGTTATGGATGCGGCTCAAAAAACAGAAAGAATAGCTGCTCCAGATGGTAAACATGATGACTATTGTGATAGTTCAGTGATGGGAATCCATGCATGTTTATCTATGTCTCCTGCAAGTGCAACATTTGCTAGTGCTAACTTAAGTAACAACAGACGACAATCTAGTCAAAATTCTAACACACCTTCGATATTTAGGTCTGGAAAGAGTAGAAACACACTCAATAAACGTGTGCCCGGGGGATTATGAGCGAAAGCTTTATATACTCTGTTTATATAATAGGAATTGATAGCTATGGCTCTACGTGATTATTTGCCTTGGAATAGGCGTAAATTCGCACAAGTGGGCTCTAACCCGCCGTTTGCCGCAAACGAACCAAAAGATTATGGTGCAGGTGTTATTAAACGCCTTCAGCTCCAGCAATCTTCAAATATGTTTGGTGGGCAATACGAAAAGCAAATAGGAGATGCAAAAACGTACATGAATGTGTACTTAGCAGACCCTATAGTTAGAACACTTATTGATTTACCATGCCTGTATGCAGCCAAGGACGGTTATGATATAGTAACTGATAATGACGAAGAACGCCAAACTATCACTAAATTATTTGACGAAATCAATATTGACCAATTATTATATGGTTGGTTGAGAAATGGGCGTATTTTTGGTACATCTTATTTAGAATGGACTGGCGATAACTTAGTTTTAAGGTCTTCTATTAATATGAACGTACAAAGAGCACCAAATGGTCAAATACAATATTACTACCAAGATTTAGGAGACGAAGAAAGTTCAGTGAGGTTTGAAGAAAATGAGATTATCGAATTTAAAAATAACACCTTCGATGATTTCGCTTATGGTCTTAGTGACATCCATCCAATTCTTTATTTGGTTGACCTTAAAGATTATGCAGAACGGGATATTGGTACTGCTCTCAACAAATACGCTAATAGTCGGTTTGATATTAGCTGTGGACTTCCCGATATGCCTTATAATGCTGACAAAATTAATGAAGTTGTGGCAGCGTTTAACGG